ATATGCTTCCAACCTGATTTAGGTCAAGCGGTGGGGTTGCCCAAATGCAATTATCCCCAACTTGGGCATAAGGAATAATATTACTACTCGCGTCAGTTCTAACACTCCAGATAATCCTAGAAGTCCACCCAGCAGGGCGATTTGCAGCGCTGACTGAAGTATCAAAACCAAAATCGATTACACCCGTCGTATCATTCCTCAAAACGAACAGGTGATACCAAGTATTAGCCGCCCTAGCCCCGCTGAAAAGCCCACCATTACCACTGCCAGCCAGCCAAATTGCATCTAATCGCTTCGTAAAAGTAGCGACATTTTGGATTATGCGATCGCCCACCCATGAAGCCCCCACCCCAATATCTATATGAGTGTTTGGCGTGGTAACATTTCGACTCGTAATTAAGCCATTGAGGAATCCCTGCAAAAATAATCTATCTAAAACTACGTCATGAATAAGTTTGGAGTTCGGGATCGAAGGACTATTATTTGAAGCAGGCAGATTGGGGACGGAGCCGTTACCTGAGAAAACCGGATTTGCTCTTAGCGCTGTAAGTTCAGTGGAGGTAGCCGATGCAGCTAAAGCATTATTCCCAATCAAAATCGACCTTGCAGCATCCGCTATCAAATTTGCAGCCACATCAGCATCGATTTGCACCAAAGATGCTCTCAATCGATTGAGGTCTACAGCCAAAGTATTATCAGAGGCAGGCAACAAATAAAGTCGATTAGCTGTTTTTTCGTCTGACATATCAAATCACCACGGCTCTAAGATTTGCTAGCAAAGGTCTGCCCAGAAATGTACCGCTTAAGAGTAATCGAAAAGCAACTAAGTTAAGCGCTGGCGAAATATTTGCCGCTGAATAAGTTTGCTCGATCCACCCGCTGCCCAAATCTAAAGTAGTGCCCAAAACGCAAGGAACCCACGTATTTGCTGCGGTTTGAGCTTCAACTGTGAGTAAAGCTGGGCTGGGCAACGAGACGGACAGAGTTACTCTAAGCGTAGAATTTGGGGGGCAGGGAAACGATCGACTGACATAATTTGCAGTTGGAGCGACTTCCCCATAAACAACCTGAGACCCGGCAAATACGATCGGGCTTAAGTTCGCTGTACCCGACAAATGAACGGATAAAGTAGCAGGCTCATTCAGCAAAGCAGGCAAACTTAGACCCGCATTATCATCTAATCGATAGCTCCTTGTAGCCGTGTCTACTGTAAAATTCGCCAGCGTAGAATTATTAGTCCGTGCAATGTTGGCAAGGACAATCAGGTCGGTCGCGTCCCCCAACACAGCGGTTATCGTCCCTGTCGGGTTGTTTGGAGTGCCAGCGATCGCATATGTAAAAGCAGTATCAGATAAACGGGTAATGACTTTAACCCCGTTGTAATCGACGGGAGTCGCGCCCGCAATCAGCACACTATCACCCGTGATAAAGCCGTGTTCCCTGGCAGTAGTAAGGGTTGCGACTGCTGCCACCCTGGACAAAGTTAAAGCTGAAAGTTGGGTGATGGAACCTAACAAATAGGATTGAGTCAGAGCCGTGAATCGGGCGGCATGCAGGACAAAACTTAAGTCGGCTTCTTGGAAGGGAGTCCAGGTAACCGCGTTACTCGATTTAAGCAAAACCCCCACAGTGTAGGGCTGGGTAGAAACGGGGTTTCCGTTGGAATCAAACTTACCCAATTCAGCAATAGCAACTGAATGCAAAGCGTCATCCGTGAGAATTACGATCGCATATTCAGTATTCGCTTGAACAATTTGAGGGCGCGAAAAGTCAATGCGATTCCAAGCATTTAAGACAATATCATTGCCAGCTAGGATGCCATCTACCAAAGTGGTGCTAGTTGGGATGCCGTTCTCAGACTCGCGAATTTCGATTACAACTTTGTTTTGGCGGTCTCCAATATGCGTGAAATAAAGTGATACGCCGATCAAATGTCTGGCTTCGGCTAACCTAAATGTCTGGGCTAAGGGATCAAACTGCCGGGTCAGGACAGTATTGATCTGCTGCATTACGGTAGTTTCGATTCGACCTGAACCCACAAAAAACGCCCCGCCGTAGCTGCCCTGTTCCCCAAAAAACTCCACTAATTTTGTACCCGATGTGACGTTGGGTGGAATCACAAAAGATCCGAACATTGCGCCGCTCGAATTGGCAACCGCTTGCCCCGGCGTGGGAATCGTCAGCCCATCAAATTTTAGGGTTAATAGCCCTTCGGCTGCGCTGAATCCAAAAACTGAAAAGGCTACGGTAATCCGCCGAAGGAAAGCGACCGCACGGGATTGAACGCCAACTAACTCGTTTCTAGCAGTCGTGGTCGTGACTATCTGCCCATCCCGTATCCCCGGTGGGGGTCTGCCAGGGATAAACTGGCTGAAATATTCGCTTTGAGAGGAACTCCAGATAGTCTCCTGCACCACCCATTGATCGACGGCAGGATTCAAAATGATCGAAGCGGGTATTGGGTCAAACGCTTGATACGGGTTGATCCTAGAGAATCCTGTACGTTGCGTTACCTCAAGAATCCCTACCACATCAAAAGGCAGAGTCAAATCTACGGCGTTGTTAGCATTGGCGGGGAAGTGAATTTGGGCTGAGATCGGTAGCTGAGCGATACCCCGAAAAACCGCTGCTGTCTGAGCTACACCCTGATTGCGTTGCAAATCATCCAAAAAGGGGTCAACAAATAAACCTTTCTTGGTAGATGGCTCCCTCAACGCTATGTCCGATAAAAGCGTATTCTGAGCTAGCAAATCAAACACATTTAGGAGCAATGTTTTTATCGCCTGCAACTCAGAAAAGGGCATAGCCACGATGCCGTCGTTTATAACCGTAGGGTTTAAAATCCAGCCATAAGTAACCGTAGCCAACGAGAGCAAAGCATCCGGTACGTTCGGAGGGTTGATGACGAATCGGCTAGAAATCCCCTTTACCCTCGCAATGTTGCCATTGGTATCAAGGCAAAGTCTATCCTTTCTAGGGAGCTTAAATAAGTAATCGGTGATGACAAGTGAGCCTTGCACCCCGCCCGTGATGCTAAAACTTCCAGCATTTAGGTTAACTGCGGTGGGAGTTGCAGCCGCTAAATATTGATATGTAACTTGATAATTGCTACCAGGTGCTGGCTCGATCCCGCCTAAAGCCCAGTCAACTTTATCGCCATTTAGGGCGTAGCTCGTGCCCTGAACGTAAGTCGTCGCACCTTGGACAACCGATTGAATATTAAGGATTGACACTTGAGGAAGGGTGTCCATCCCATTCGCCACGCCCTTCGTAAGGGTGGAGGTCACCTGATAAGTAATTATTACGGTTCCGATCGATTGCACAGGAAATCGATTTAGCTGGATCGCCGTCGTGCCACCCGTGATGGCTGTAAAAGTTTTGGGTTCTGATTGGACGGTTTCAAGGTCAGGATCGTTGGCATAAATCACCCGCGTCCCTGTCGGTTTGTCTGTCTTAAATCCCCTTGTGTTGCCGATTCCTTCTGAGATGGAGAAAGTTACAAATCCTGGTACAGAATCGATCGCGCTGACTTGTAAACCCTTGACGATATAACTCCCATTCGCGTCAAAATCGTACTGCCTGAAAACCTGCATTAAAGTATTTGATAAGGCAGGCGGTGTTTGATCTACGATCGCCCCATTATTTAGGGTATAAATCGAATAAAAATTAGTGCCAGCGATCGCCCAAAATATTTGAGTTTTTACCCGCGCCGCGCCGACTTCGTTGAAATTTCTCGCGCCTACAGCCGGGTCTCTCAGTCGTGCGTCAGTGTCAGCGGTAACCACACTTTTTTGTAGCCAGACTCCAATCGGAACGACCCCAACTGTGGAGCAAGTCAGAGTAGCCTCAGGGACGGAATAAACTTTACCAGCTATATATATAAGAGTAGGCGGCAAAATAACTGAGCAAGTCAGCGCATTGATCTCCTCAACGACGGGTGGCAAACCCGATAAAACCGCGCCATCACGAAACACGAAACTTAATACGTCTATAAATCGGTTAAGGAGTGACGTTTGGATCTCATTTACTTCCGACGATTGCAAAGCACGGGAGGCGATAAAAAGCAGATCCTCGTAACCAGCCGCGTCAAATTCTGGAGTGCGATCGTAATATCCAGGTAGCGTAATGTTAAGTGCCATAAATTATCTGCTAAAAGGATATTACGTGTTCATAAAAATTTCGAGTCGTTGGGCTTCTAACGATCGGCGCACTATTTTGCAAAACCAACATCAAACCTTGGCTAGCAACTTGGGCAGGCAACAAGTAGAAAGTCGCCTCGCTAACCCCAATTGCCAATGTAGTATTTAAGAAAATTGCTTGCTCACGAATGGTCTGTCCCAAAGCTTCAGAAATTTCAAAAGCGAAACGAAAGTACAAAAATCTTGTGACCGTTGCAGTCCGAACATATGCTCCATTTGGGGTGATTATGTCACCAGTTGGGCTGGGAATTACGTACCCGACCTCGGTTGCTCTCCGTCTCGCTATCTCATCAATCAACCCCGTCGCGCCCACACTCGGAATAGGCGGGGTAGTCCACAAACCATTGCCGCGCCCGATCGCTAAATGGGCAGACAGGTTCCTGACAGATTGGGAGATCGCTACGCGCCCGGTCGTGGGGAGGATGGCGGTGACAAGTGACAACTTAATATTCTCCGATGTTTGCGCTTACGGTGATATTCAGTCCGGCTCCAGACCAGAGGTATTGCCCCCATAATAAATTATTTTCCCATCCCGGTTGATAATCGTCCATAAACCAAAGACTTGCCAAATCATCACTCACTTCTACCGTAGTGATTATCGCCTCGATCGCGGGGGGTGCAACCTCCAAATAGACAGAGAGTGAGTTCCCAAAACTTTGCTGTACCCCGTCGCCATCAGAAAATGTAAAACCTGAATCTGTGCTGAGTAGATCTCCACCAGATAGAAATGAAATATTTAATCGAAACCTGCGGAAATTATATAAGCCATAAATTCTATCGAGACGGCTGCGGATAGGTTTTGCAATTTCAGCGATCGCTAAAACTTTTCTAAATTGATCGTCAGTTAGGAAATTGACACCGAGATCTAATTCAAAAAACATCCAGCGATCCAAGCCCGCATTAAACTCATCGATCGTTGCCGTAATCCCGATCCAACTTAATGCCGTGATCAAACTTTGAGGCGTACCGCGAATCCTTTGCCAAGCTACCCCTTGCTCTAAAGCGTCTCTAGAATCGACAAAATAAGGGAGAATTTCACCCAAACCCCGCTCATAAATCAGGTGCAGGACAACCGAGTCGGGAATATCGGTTAACTTTTGGGATGTAATCGGAGGGACAAAGCTTTCGATTCGCGGCAGAACTGAAATGCTACGGCTTAAATCACGCTCCAAAATTGAGGCGTTATCAGGCAAAAGATCGTAAACATTTCTGCTCAATAGCCTCTCCCCATATCCACTAATGTCAGCACTCCGATCGTTGCAAATTGATCGCCAGCCACAATCAAATCAGAGATCGGGGTAACGATTCTCACTTTTTGCACCCCGCCAAAAGGAGACAGCACCGCGCTAATCCAACTCAAAGTTAAGTCGCGCCCCATGACCATCTCCGTGGCAAAAGCATTCCTTAAAATCAAATCCAAATCACTAATTGTCAAAATCGCATTTGGCAAAAAAGTGATTTCAGCGGTGATGTTGACCACAAGGGAAGCCGCCCCTCTTACTACCAAAGTGTCGGTCAAAACTCGCACATTGTCGGCTGATACAATTCCCCTAACCGCTGTGAGCAGTTCAGCACTTGCCACGCCATTTCCGACTTTAGATAGAATTGCAACTTGAACATTACCAGGGAGGGGGCTGGTAACATTTGCCGCCCGAACATCGGAGGACGCGGTTAAGGCGTGATACTCATACCAACTTTTACCGCCTGCTGCGGATGACCCTTGCGTAGATAAGATAGTGCGATCGCGTAACTCAATGTCCGTTTCGTTCAAGCGCCGCGTCACTCCGTAAAACACAGCGAGATTGTCTAAGTCTCCACTTCCCGCAGAACTAAGCAAAG